GTGTCTAATACTTATTAGAGTATTTGGTGTGGTCGGTAGGTTTCGAACCTACAAAGGCTACGAACTACGTCAGCGCCCCTTCCCCTTACCGTGCTATGAGCCCGGCGGGAGCTTTGCCAATTTGCTTACGACCACATGTATATTATATAACCTTGTTTAACAACGGTCAACCAGTTAGCGATTAAATACTAGCACTTTATGAATACACATACTTCCATTGAACCTTTTGGTACGCCGCATTTTCAAATAACTTGGGAAGCTACTCTTAAATGCAATTTGGATTGTAGTTATTGTAGTCCCAACGATCACAATAATAAAATACCTCATCCAAGTTTAGAAGACTGCCTCAAAACAGTAGACTTTTTACTAGAGTATGTTGACGTGTATATGGAAAATAAAAATCCAAAACATCGTAACGCTGGTTTTAACGTGTTTGGTGGTGAAAGCCTATTTCATCCAAATATTGTTGAAATACTTTCATATATTAAAACTCAACATAAAAAATACGAACATCGATGGACTATGGCAGTTCAAACAGTTACTAACGCAGTAGTTAAAGAAAAGATTTGGAATCAAATAGTACCGTTGCTTGATTATTTTACAGTTAGCTATCATAGTGAATCAACAAAAGAACAGCAAGATCTAGTAAGACAAAACTTGTTAATGTTAAAAGCGAACAATAAAAGATTTACCTGCTCTATATTGATGCATGCCGGACGTTGGGATAACTGTCAACAAATGATAGAGTGGTGTAAGACCAATGATATTCCATACTTGCCACGGCAGATAGATCACAGTTGGCACGATATTAAATTTTGGTACAACAAAGAACAAACACAGTGGTGGGACGATCTACGGGGAGTTGAACGAAAAGTTCCTTTACATAAAAAAATTATTTCAATTGTAAATCTAGATAGTCAAGGTCGCAGTTGTTGCGGTGGAACTGAACTGAGTGTTGATGGTAATACCAGCTGTGGGCAAACTTATATCCCTGGAAATAACTTTCAGGGCTGGAGTTGTAGTGTAAATTATTTCTTTGTGTACGTAAAACAAGTAACCAAAGAAGTATTTTTAAACAAAGACTGTCAGATGGATTTTAATAAAAAAATAGCACCCATTGGCACAGTTGATCGGGGTGATAAAATTATTCAAACTCTTAGACAAAACTTTGCTAACGATACTATGCCCGTGGTTACTTGCAATAAATCAAAATGCTGGTGCGGAATATGTGCTCCTAAAGCACACGACAAGCAGACGTTTGATTCAATGATGGAAAAATATGTCGCCGATCCCGTTTGATAGAATAATTAACTTTGGTCAACAGACGATGTTGGATTCTGATCTATTCAGTGTCAGCTGGATCTTAGGCAGATTTTGTAATTATAAATGCTCGTACTGCTGGCCATATGCTAGATCCGATAGCCCCGACCATCAAACACTTAATGTATATCAACAAACTATAGACAAGATTAAAAGACAGGCTAGAGAAAACGGGTTTACTAGATTTCATTGGAGTTTTAGCGGAGGTGAGCCCACTGCTTATCGACAATTTTTAGATTTAATTAAACACCTCGACGATGGAGCTGTTACTCCTTATCAAAGTATACACATGACAACCAATCTAAGTCCAGGATCAAAGTGGTGGAAGACTTGGTGTCAAACTACAGAGGTACTGCAACGCAGATCTATCACAGCCAGCTATCATACCGAACATGCAAAAGAACAAGAATTTGGTGATAAGTGTCTGCAACTGATGAATGACTCTGTTTTTGTAACTGTTAATCAAGTTATGGTACCCGATAGATTTTGGGAAACACTAGAACGCTGCCAGCGATTTAAATCTAGAGGAATTAATGTAACACTTAAACCCCAAAGTGATCCTACTGCTAGTTTTGTAGTAAGTGGTTATACTGATGAAATGATTCAAATTATGCAAGAAGAATTTCAACAACAGGTATCCGGTGAACAGTTACACCAAATAAGATTATCAGACGGCGTTCAAAATTATTATATTGATCAAGCTGAGCGATTTAATGCGTTTAATTTTAATAAATTCCAAGGTTGGAGTTGCAATAGTGGATATCAAAGTGTTATAATAAGAGGTGAAGAAGTAAAACGTGGGTATAGTTGCCATGATGTTCCGTTGGGCGATATTATTAATGGTTTTGAATTATTTAAAGAACCTAGCCGCTGTATTACTTCAAGCTGTGTAAGTTCAGCAGACAGCAAGATACCAAAAATTAAAATATGATACATGTATTTGGAGACAGTTTTTCTATAGATAATAGTAATGATAGTTGGGTTACTCAACTAACCGCGACCTCGTATGCCACTAGAGGAGCAAGCGAATACAGAATCTGGAAAACATATCAACTTAATAAACATTTAATTAAGCCAGACGATACAATTTTATTTTGTCATACTTCACCATATAGAGTTTTTTTAAAAAACAATAGCACACTACTAAGCAGATTTCTGCCATCCCACACTGTCTGTGATATCATTATTAATGATATTATTGCTAAAAAAGAATCAAAATTTATAAATGTGTTAAACACTATTTGGGATGAAGATTATTTTTATGACACATACTCATTATTAGTTAACGATTTAAAAAACATACCGAATAGTTTCCATTTTACATTTTTCGAGTCTGATTTAGTTCATTCATTCTATAAAACATGGACAACTAATCCAGGAACAATTAATCATCTAACTATAAAAGGTAATCAAGAAGTGTATAAGGACATTAGTAAATGGCTAGACTAGTAGCATTCGGGTCGTCGTATACATACGGTGACGGATTACCAGATACGTTTCCTAATAACAGTAAGCCAAGTAGGTTAGCTTGGCCTGCAATTTTAGCAGCCGAACTTAATTTGGAATGTGTTAATATGAGCTCGCAAGGTGCCAGCAACAAAAAAATATGGCACGACATTTTAAATTTTAAATTTAAACCTGATGATATTGTTTTTATATTATGGGCATTTTCAAATAGATACACAATCTTTAATTCCAAATCAAAATTTAAAAATTTGTTACCATGGGCTATAAATGATTCTGTTGAGGCTGTTGCCTATTACCATCACATTTACACAGAATACGATTCAGATTTGAGTTCTAAATTATATATAAATCATGCCAATAATCTAATACTGTCTAAAAATATAACAGTACATCATTTGTTACTTAATAAAGAAAGTAAAGATCTGTTTGAGTTAGGTGGTCAAATAATAAAAGTTATTCCCTTATTATTTGAAGAGTCTTATAAAGAAGTGTATCCGTTGAGTCTTGATAACTTACACCCTGGAGAAGAGTGTCATAGAGAGTTTGTTAGAGATATTTTACAGTGGTTAAATATTGTTCCTACTATTCCAAAGCAACAAAAATTACCGTGGTTTAACAGAATATGCAAATTGATTTAGAACACTTTCATCATTGGATGCAGGCCGTAAGGCAAAGTCCAGATCCTATGCGAACTATGGATGCCTTTTGGGCAGGACAAATGCAGAGCAAAGACTGGCTGTGTACAGAGTTAAGAAATCATGTTAACAAATCTGTATCAGTTGACATACATGGAGGTTGGGTCGGAACTCTAGCCAGCATGTTGTTTCAAAGTGATATAGTATGCACGACTATTCGCAGTATTGATATCGATCCTACATGTGAACCTATTGCTACTATGATGAATAAGAGGGAAGAAATGGTAGGTAAGTTTCGAGCTGTAACTGCTGATATGTGTACTATCCGCAGTGATGCGGATGTTATTATTAATACCAGTTGCGAACATATCACACAAGACGAATATGATCTGTGGTTAAGCGGGCATCCGCAAAATAGTTTAATTGTATTACAAAGCAATAATTATCAAATTCCAGAACATGTCCGTATTGCAAATAGTCTTGATGACTTTGTTGAGCAGAGTAATCTTGACATTTTATATAAAGGTGAAAAAACACTTCAGCTGTATACTCGATATATGATTATAGGACGTAAGCGTGTTTAAATTTAATCAACTACGTAGTGTGCATCTTGAGATTTCTAATAGATGTCAAGCCAGCTGCCCAATGTGTCCTCGTAATTTACACGGAGGATTAGTCAATCCGTTGATTAAAGAAACTGATTGGACACTTGCAGATTTTAAACAGATATTTACTCAAGAGGTATTACAACAATTAACAAAAATT